TAATTAAACCTTGTTTATCCATCAATATCTTTTCGTCACCTATTTGTTTTATAGAACCTCTAAGTTCCTTCTGAAGCATCGCAATCCTTGCAGTACCCATATCTTGTTTAACCATTCCCATATCAATTGCTTGACGTAACTTTGCAATATCCTCTTGCATATTATCTATTTCTTGTTCTAATAAAATATTGAAATTACGCTTTTTAAATTTCTTCTTAGCCCATTCATCACACTCAACTATTGTCCCTTTAAAACCAAGGAAACGTGAGTATAAATAAATTTGAATTGGGGAAGCTGTTTGTTTGCAAAAAGCTAGGAATGATTCGCGGTCTTTGTCTGTTAAAGAGCTAACCCATTTGTTCATGCTTTGTAGGCTCGTTGTGCTTGGCCGTAATCTCTTGCTTCTTTATAGCGACGGAACATCTCTCTTTGCAAGTCTGTTTCTCGGACTTCCTGACCTTCTACACGTTTTGTTGCACGAGTCTGTGACCCTGTCTCAGCTATACCTGCTCTCTGCTCTTGCCCTTGAACTCTTGCGGTAGCTCGTGTTTGAGTACCTGTCTCCGCCATTCCTGCTCTCTGCTCCTGTCCAGCTACTCTTGCTGACGCTCTTTGTTGAGTACCTGTTTCAGCCATTCCAGCACGTTGTTCCTGACCAGCAACTCTTGCAGATGCACGTTGTTGTGTCCCTTGTTCTGCAAAACCTGCTCTCTGTTCTTGCCCTGCTACTCTCGCACTTGCTCTTTGCTGTGCTCCTGTTTCAGCCATTCCAGCACGTTGCTCCTGACCAGCAACCCTAGCTGACGCCCTACCTTGAGCACCCTGTTCTGCAAAACCTGCTCTCTGTTCTTGTCCTGCAACTCTTGCACTTAAACGTTGCTGTTCTCCACCAACCATTTGACCTAATCTGCTTTGTGTTCCTTCAGATTGACCTTTTCTTATATCTTGCGTGGTGTAAAACTCTCTTTGAAGACGGTCTAATTCAGCAGCAGTTTCTAAATTTAATTGTTGTTGAGTATTTTGTATATCCATTAATGCAATCTGAGACTGCAAAGAAGGATCATTTATCTTTGTAATATCTGCAGCACCTCCTCCTCCCGCAACATTATCATCATCATCATCTGTTAAATTACTTACAGCATTATTTTGAACACTAGTTAAATAATCACTAGCAAACTTCGTACCTACTTGTTTTACGTCTTCAGACATAACTACTACTTATTTTGTATCTATTCTACTGAACGTGAATGGTTAAGCAGCTACATTACGTATACCAGAATAACGACCTAACCCCATAGCTGTTGCATTCGCTATATTTGCTTGTGCCTGAGATCTGCCAAGTAGAGCATCAACATAGCCTTTTCTACTAGCGTTATATCTTTTCATTATTTCACTAGGGCTATTAAGTTCAATTTGCATTCTTCTCTTATATATTTCATCATTTATTACGCCTGCTAATTCAGGATAAGCAGCAATTATATATTTCAATTGTTCATCTCTTTTCCTTCTTGCTCTTGAATCACTATAATCATCCAATACTTCAGTACCTTCAAGCAGTTCATATGCTTCATTTCTAGTAGGAGTAGCTCTCCCTTCGCTAAGATCGTTTCTTCTCTGAACTTCTTTCAATCTATTCTGCTCTTTTTGATCCCACTCTCTTCCATATCCAGTAACCCCGTGTTCCCCACCAAATAAATTACCTTTTTTATCATGATCAGATATTCCAAAAGTTCCAAAATCTATAAGACCTTTTAAAAAACTTGCAAAGGAATTAGTACCCGCAGCCTCATCTACAAGTACTTGACGTTTATTTAAACCACTACCACGAGTTTCTAACTTAGTTCCTTCAGGCAGAGGAGCAGGTTCTACTTCAACTGTGGTGTAGACCAAAGGATCATTCAAATCAACATCACGTTTACCAGTACCTAAATCCATCCCTGCAGACTTAATCGTCGCAAGTGTGGCTAAATCATCTAAAGAGACGGTACCTAGTAAATCTTCTATACTTGCCATAATTAGCTATAAGAATACTGGTTAGTTAAAGCTTGACCAGCTTGCTGAGCACCCGTAAGACCCATCCCTAAACCAGCAGCTTGTGCAGCTTGAAGCATATTAGCGTTGGTAAGAATGTTCTGTCTAATACCAGCAGCAGCCATGTTTCTCGCAAAGTCATCTTTCTTAGCTTGCTCACTAAACTTACGAACTGTAGGTAAGTAAGCATTTAATGCATCAGCCATTGTTTGTGCATTTTTAAGTGTTGTAAGTCTTTGAGCACCTGCAGGTCCACCTGGTGTTACTACATCAAGAGCAGAACCCATATAAGGATTAATACCACCAAACTGACCCATTCCTGGAGGAACAGGATTACCTACAATCGGCTCACCTGAAACAGCGTTATATCCTATAATTCCCGCAGCATTATTAATCATTCCTCCACCTACCTGTTGACCACCACCTAAAACACCACGACTTAGTTGACCTTGAGGACTTCCTTGACCAGCCATTAGGAAGTTAGCACCTTGACCGACAAGAGGTATACCAACAGCAGGTAACAAATTAGCAATCGATGCAGGAACACCCATTCCAGCTAAACGATTTACACTACCTGCTACTGCTCCGCCAGGAATCATTGATAGTAAACCACCTGTTTGTAAACCTGACAAAGCTCCTGGTACAACTCCTCCTAAACCTTGATCCATGAAACCACGGACTGCACCAACACCACTAGAGACCCTTAATGGATTCTTAGCTATAAATTGGGAAGCAGGTTGAAGGAACTTTAATGCACCTGCAAGTCTTGGTACCATCCCTACTACAGCTTGAGCGGCCATCTAATCCTCTTCTTAAATTCTTATATATTGATTATTTTAAATCGACTACTACTTAGAAGATTCAGCTAATAACTCTTCTCTCGCCATGCGAATATAATTCATTAAAACATTCCCATCCAACATCAAAACTCCATCAACTTCTTTTACTGCTTCAGGTATCACTTTTTGTACTTGTTGAGCAGAGAAACCAGCACGTAACGGTTGAGTAGGATCTAACTCTTCGGTATATCTAAACTGGATTGGCTCCAGTTGTTTTAACTTCTCAAGAGCACTCACGGATACCTTTCACAAAGAATGCCATTTGTGCTAACTCGTCGTTAACTTCTGTGCTTTCTAATGGTGCAATGTCTACTTTTAATCGCTCATCACAGAAAAAATCACCAATACCTTTAACAATTCCACCTACACCTTTAGATATCGTGTTACCTATTCCACCAGCAAATCTAGTAACATCTTTAAATGCTTCTGTAGCACCACCAGGGTAGAACTGATTAACAGCTCCTAGTACTGGATTAATTGCATACAAAGCTTTATTTGCAAGTTGTTGACCTGCCATTCTCATACCAGTTCCAAAGATATCTTTAACACCCATACTTGGTATACCTTGCATACCAGATAGACTTTGTGCTCCCTGTATTGCAGCTAATTGCGGGTTATATCCTCCTCCTCCGTACCACTGGGACACTGAATCTGTAAGTCTTTGAAAACGAGGCTCCCTATCATCAGATAAACCTGCTCTAGCTTTCTCAGAACGATAATATTGACTCTCTCTACCATCACCAGAACCCTTGGCGTAATCACTTACAAACTTTAAACTATTTTTTAACAAATCTGAATTAAACTCACCATCAGAACTTGGCTCGTAATATTTTGTCCAATCCATCCCCCCTGTTTTATCTGGATCGTATTTAAAAAAATCATCAGTCACCCATGAAGGTTCTGTATAAGTACCTACGTCATAGACGGGGTCCATGGTAAATGAATCAATACTAAATGAATCCAACGACATATCGAATACGCTTTTTTACTAATTATAAATTCTATGCACGTAGACCAGTTCCAAAGATAGAACGACCAACAGCTGCTAAATCTGCATCAATTCCTGGAATACTACCAGGGACTCCTCCTGCTCCACCGTAACCTTGAACACCTGGCGTTTGTGCTTGTTGCCTCATAGCTTGTAACTGCAATGCATGTTGGAATTTCATTTCAGCAGTTTGTTGTTGATAATAAGCAGATGCCTGTGCAGCATCAATATTTGAATTACCAGTAGATCCAAAATACGGATTACCTTGAACAGCTAAAGCATAATCAGAACGTGGCTTTGAACCACCAAATATTTGACCAAAACCCCAACCAGCAAGACCCAAAGCAGCGCCTGTACCTGCAATACTTGCAAGGTTACCGACAGTTTCAGGACCTAAGCCAGTAGCTCCATAGATAGAAGCCCCAGCAGGACTCATTACCTCTGCTTCATATCCACCAGCAGTAGGTTGTTGCCTAGATTCAGCTCGTGGAACTCCTCTAAAATATGTTTCTGTTAATTCTGCAGGATTATTATCGGGAACTCTACCAGGAGAACTAGGTAAGTAATTTGCATCCTTATACTTAGTTACGTCAGTTGCAGGTGCTTTAGACATTAGAGCATCTAAAGTAGCATCTTTTGCTGCTGAACCAAAACTACCAAAAAATTTGATAGCATTTTTAGGTATATCTAATCCTCCTAAAAATTCAGCAAGATTTTCGCCAGCTAGACGTGCTGGTTTATCAAGAGCGGCAGAGAGTAAATTAGCAGTAACCTGACCTGCTGTGTTTGCTACTTTTGCTGACATTAAATTGCTACTCCTTGACTAGGGAATTTATTGGCTTCATTAGGATTAATTGTACTCGCCCCAGAGTTTGCAGGTTGTGATGCCAAATGTGCAACACTCCATGTACCTACTTCATCTTCAATAGATATCAACCCTTTTTTTGCACCATCATGATACATCGATGCCCAGTAGTCAACTGCTTGATTATTAACAGGAAAATCAAAATTTGCGTAGGGGTTAGTAGCAAAATTATCAAATTTTTGTTGTGAAAGAGGTGCCATAGCTCCAAACGTAGTGCTGTCTCTATAGAAGTCATAGAAGTCAGGACTATCCTTTTGTTTTGCTAACAAAGGATTTGGCTTTGTTATTTCTCCTTTAAATGGATGTTCTTTATTAAAACCAGTGGTACCTTCATAAACGTCCTTACCTGAGGTCTTATCCTTAGGTCCTTTTTTTACCTTCTTTAAATCTGTAACAACTACCATCTTTGTACTTAAGTGATTCTTAAATTATAAGTTATTTCCGCCTTCAAGCATCTTACGAGCTAAATCTAATCTATCCTCTGGTGAAAGATGAGCTAAACCTTTTGAAAGAGTATTAGCTAAATCAATAACGGTTTGAGTTGTTTCTTGTCTATTTAAACCAGCTGGTGAGTTTTGCTCGTTTATTTGATGAGCATCGTCAAATTGTGCATTATCACTTAAATCACTTTCATTACCTATTTCAACAACATCATTTCCAAGAAGTGGAGGTAAACCTGCTTGTATTCGTGCAGCCTCTGCAAATGTCGAAGCTTTAATCTGCTCATGAGTTATTACATTTGCGGCTTCTTGAATACCTTCCCCTACTTTCTTTATGGTCTTTGGAACTTGCTCTACAATTTTTTTACCTCTTGTTATTACATCACCTGCTCCTTTTTGAGCAACTGCTCCAGCAACTATACCTGCACCTTTAACTGGTGAATCTGAAGATAAAGCACTATCAAATGTCTGCCCCCATTTAACTCCTTGATTCCAGTCGGAATATCCACTATTTAAATTAGAAAGGTAACTATCTACTTCTTGCTGTAAACCACCTCCTTTATCGGACTCAGGCACAGGTTGAGAAGTTGATGGGGCTAAAGCAGACGTGTTACTACCTTGAGTTCCATCTATAACTGTTTCTGGTGACATAGGTCCATCGTCTATTACAACACCGCCTCCACCTCCGTCATTTGTGTTATTAAAAGGACTTTGTGGGTAGATAGCTACTGTTCCACCTGGTTCAGCACCAGTAGTAGTTCCTTCCCCAAATGAAGTCCTAACGAAAGGGTTATTTCGGAGTTGATTATTGTAAATACTACCTACCCCGCCTACTTCACTTGCTGTATTAACCTCTTGAAGAATATCTTGAAGTTTATGAGCCTTCCATTGACGTACTTCAGGAGTATCGGAGTCCTGAATCTCCATTTGGTTGTATAAATACTGATCATGTGGGTTTTCTACCCCTGCTTGCGAAGCATATAAAGCTCTTTTATCTTGAGTGTTTGTTTCAGAAGGGAAAGTAGTAACATTAACTTCTCCCTCTGGATTAACGCTAACGCTATCAATAAAATCACTATTAGGAGTATCAATATTGTCACTTGCTTCTAAATATGAAACAGCTTCTTGTACTAAAGGGTCATCATATGAAACTTTTTCAGGCATTTGACCAGCGGGAGAACCAGCTATACGTGATTGAAGCTCTTCAGCAACAGTTTGAGGTGCTAAATCTTCTACTGGAGCTTCTGTAACCACAGAATTATTTACCGATTCTGGGTTCTGTTGTTGATATAAACCTTGAACTGCACCACCTGCTAACCCTAAAAGAGCTAATTTACCGACATTACCAACTACATCCCGTAAAACATTAGATTGTGGCTGAGAATAACCACCTCGTCCCAAGTTTCTAGTAAAATTAAACACTTCTGGAGCCAGCGCCATCTGTTCTTCAGGTGTTCTTGCCCTGCGGCCAGTTACACGGGCATATAACTCAAAATCAGCTGGAGAAACGGCCACTTTATAAAAAATCTATCTATATAGACCTAATTTTAAGTTGACTACTCCTATTTCGACGTTTCCCCTAAAAAAACCATTAAAAAGACCAATTTGGGGTAAAAAAAATTGTAGCTATCTGGCGCCTCCCCCCACCAATACTACGCAAAAACAAAAAAAAGAAACATATAGTGACAATCGAGTGACAAATGATACAACTTGGCGTAATTTATGTACGATTTACACCGAGTTGTTAAGTTTTACAACAGAATCTTGACAAAATATGGTGCAGATCGAGCGATAAAAGTCAAATCACAACGTAATAATTTGAAACAACTTGTCCAGTTTTGTGTCCAAATCTATTGTCAGGACATACACACACTAGAACCCTTGGTATGACTGGGATCTCAGCCTGTCCAGTCCTTGCTGCCCTGCTTGATAGACAGTTACGCAAAGGATTTCGCCACGTTTTGTTAAGATTTGCCGCAAATTGTTACATTTTCCCGGTTTTTCCCTGTTTTCGCCTCGTTATATGGTACTAATTACGAGAAAAATCCGACCAAATCGCCAGAATATCTGAAACACTTTGGTATCACTAGATCGGCAGAGACTGTGGAAATTGGATACAAGTAGATGTAATAAATGATACGTCTATATTTAATTAGATATCATTTCTTATTAAGTGCAAGCTAACTTCCTTAATACCGTATATATTAATAAGGTAAATTATTCAACCTTCTATTAAAGGTATTCAATTATGACTCAAACTAACCAATGGAAAGAAATTACTTATATGAGTAATTGGAGTAAGTCACAAGTAACAAGACATATAAAAGGTTTAAAGCGTGAAGGTATTTTTCAAGTAAGAAAGCAAGGTGATAAATTTTTTAAGTCACCTTATACAAACTAATTAAATCTATTCTCTTTTTATTCACTCAATCTTCTATTAAAGATGTCTACTCAAACAATCCCACAATGTACTATTAATCTTGATACTTTCAAGGTTAAATCAAAGCGTTGGTCTAACGATCATAAGATTTTATCGAGTCCTATTTATAAATTGAATAGTCAAAACTTCCTAACTATTGGAAGTAATCCCAAACTAGAGAAATCAGGTAAAGTTCTTGATATTCCGACCGCTGGCCTTTGCTTAATGCCTACATCTGACTCATGCCCCATGAGAACAGCGGCGTGTGCTGGCTTATGTTTGTTTAGTAGTGGTAATCCAGTTCACATGCCAAATAAAGTCAAGTGTAGAAGTAGACGCTATAACGCTTATTCTAATTTAATGACTAGACCTATTTTTCTTAGACGTTTAGTAATAGAAGTTTTAAGGTTTTATAGAAAGAATGATAGTAAGGATGTACTAGCGTTCAGAAGTAATGTAGTGTCTGATATTGCCTTTGAAACCCAACCTGTAACTATTACCGATAGTGATTCTCTATTCATTTTAGAATGTTTTGGGATTAATTTAAACCCTAGCAAGTATAAAAGCATTTACCATGCTTTAAACAGTGCATACGACTATCTTAAAGAGCGATTTATAAATGAAACGACTCGATTCTATGACTACACCAAACTAGCTAATAATTGCTACGGTAGAAACTATGCAATATGCAAGGAAGTTGGGTTACATTTAACGCTTAGCTATGGCGGTATCGAACAGTTTAAACAGTGGGAGGATTTAGGCATTAAAGAGAATATTTTTGAGCATGCTGCTAAATATGGTCTTAATGTGGCCGCTGGCTGGAATAGTTCAGAGTATGGCAAGGAATACCCAGAATTATTAGAGATACTAGGAAAGCAGTACAAAGTTACTACTGGGGACGCTACTGATGCACGTTTTCTAGATGCTGCCGAGGATATGCCTTTAATCATTATGTTACTTATAAAGCGTACTATTGGCCAGACTGAAGCAATGAGAAAAGCATTCTGTATTAATGACCTTATAAACGTTTAGACCTTAGTAGATGCCTTAAAGCCTATCTAGTGACCTTACTAGGTAGGTTTTAAAGTGTCCTCTCACAGGTCACTTAATCCACTTGTATTTTTTACCATGCCTATTAGAAAACTATCGTTTGAAGAGTCTCTAGAAGTGCCAGAACTGACAGACTCAGAACGCCAAGAACTGGAAGAGCTGAGAGAATCGGAGGATTACTGGAATAGTGCTTTGACTGACTATCAAAGGAATCACTAAACCTTTAAAAGATCACATTTTAAATTGTACTCACTGAACTTTTATACATGACTAGCAAGCACACTATCAAAAATAATCTAATTGAAATCATCAACGAAGATCCCAACAAACTGGAAACAATCATTGATGAAATAGTTTCTAAATTAGATACAAATCAATTAAATCAAATTGAAGATCTAATCACTAACACTTATTCCATAGACTAATGAAACGTATTACAGAGACCAGAATCTCAAAGCTCAGCGGCGGTCTGGCTGACGTGAGACTATGTGAAGCAGTTCTAAAGGCTTTCTATGCTCAAGACCTGCCAGAATTGCAACGCCTACTCCACCTAGTGAAGGGGAGGGAGTACCAATATAAATTTCACAAATTAACCCAAAGGGGTCAGGGCTCTAGAGTCTCAGAGTCTGGCCTATGGGATATTAGTTTTGCTTTCCTAGAGGGAAGGGGAGGGGTGTGATAAATGTTACAAATTCCTGGAAAATGTAACATTCTATACATCCATGTAAACGATTACAACAAAACGACATTATTGCCCTAAAACTCAGGTATTGTTTAATCAATCGCACAAAACAAATGACTCAAGAGCTAGTAAAGACCTACACCGAGCAATTGGTAGAGGTACTCAACAACCACCCTAAGGGGTATCAAAAATTTGCTTACTCCACTGGTAGGAGGTACCTCAAAGTTGGTACTATCGGCTCTAATGGCAAGGTAGGTAGTGCTGAAGCCTTTGTAGATAAAACTACAGGTGATGTCTACAAACCTGCGTCATGGTCTAAGCCTGCGGAGTGGGTGAGGTATAACCTACTAGATCAAGAATCAAGAGAGAAATGCCTAAGCAACGCCGACCCCTACGGTAGCTATCTCTACTTGAGGTAAACCACCTGTGGCATTATGTAAACCGCCCGAAGCGTATGCTGTTGCGTCTTATGTAAGTCCACACCCACGCACACAAAATAGTCCTCACTTGCCTTAGTGCAGCATAAATCCAAAAGCAGGCCACACATGACAGAGGATCGCCTGCACCACACCCACATTATTTTTCATTCATCTAACAATGGACAAAGAGTATTCAGACTTTTGGCAACTCACAGAAGATTTTGTCAAGAAAATCGAAGAACTTGAAAAGAGAGACTTGAAGAGGGGTCTCTACGATACAGACGAGTGCATACCTCATGGCTATGACGAATCTGTCGAGTCTCTAAAGCAACACGCAATAGACGTAAGAGACTTCTACTTCGAGGGAGAACCTGATGGGGAGGGTGGCTATGACGTAGTTGGCTCACCTGTTGAATGGATACGGGAGGAGGAGGATGAACCAGACGAGCCTTACCGCCCTGATGATAATCACAATCCATACACTGACGAATAATGAAAGATATTGAGTATGCCTCTAAATACCATTAATCACACTAGCTAACCCACTTCCACCACCTTGTAAACCTATCACTAAACGCCATGTCAACATCAAATCAAAATGAAATCTACGCCAAGATTTACCAAGAGGAATATGACGAAGTTGGTGATGAATACACCAACCCTGACAGCATCCACTACGACCTAGAGTGGGCGGATATGATCGCCACAACAAACACTGAAAGAAGAATCAATGAAGGGGACTACGAGCAGGGGGACTACGAGAATGACTAAGAAACAACTGAAGGTCTTGGTGGCCTGTGAATTTTCGGGAACAGTGAGGGAAGCCTTCAACAAGCTAGGCCATGACGCATGGTCTTGTGACCTACTCCCAACTGATGTAGAGGGCAAGCACATACAAGGTGATGTCCTCAAAATCCTAAACAATCAAGACTGGGATCTAGTAATAGCACACCCCCCATGCACCTATTTAACGGTATCAAATGCTAAGAACTGGTCAGCCTTGCAAGCTAATGGCAAACAACAAGCAGCCATTGACTTTGTAGAGGCTATTTACTTCTCTGACTGCCCCCACGTCTGCGTTGAGAACCCTGTGGGAGCCTTATCAACTAAGAGCAAACTAGGTAAGGCTACTCAGTACATCCAACCCTATGAGTTTGGTCACCCTGAGCAAAAGAAGACAGGTCTATGGCTTAAAGGTCTACCAAAGCTTAAAGGTACAAAGTTTATAGATGTTTCAGGGCTACCTAAGAAGGAGGTGCAACGCCTTCATTACCTTGGCCCTAGCAAAGATCGCTGGAAGCTACGCAGTACCACCTACAAGGGCATTGCTGAAGCTATGGCTACACAATTCTCTGATTACCTACTCTCACTCGACAACTAATCATGCCTACT